TTTCCATTTCATCCACGAGTCAGTGCGTTTGCACAAGTAAGGTGCATCCATGCTCTTGATCATGATGCCTTCAAAACCGCCCGCCACAGCGGCTTCAGCATAGCGTTGCATGATGTCATGACCTTCGGCTGTGTCCAAGTCCACACCCAGGCCATTCATGATCTGCAAAGGACCATCTTCGGGCAATAAAGCACGTACACGTTCCAACATCTCAATGCGTTTGTGTTGTTGTGCGTTGTAGTGACCTTCAACAAAACTGTCAAGCGGTATGATGTCAAACACATGATACACCATGCCATCAGTAACAGCATCTGATTTGCGATGTGCTTGTTTCATTAACTTCTGAAAACTCTCGCCCACAATCTCGCCGTCCAGTACAAAACGACCACCGTGGGGAATATTCAAAAATGCCTTGCGATGTTCCTCAATTGCTTCCGCAATCTGAGGAAAGTTTTCAAACTGTTTGCCATTGCGGCTGTACATTGTGACATCTGAGCCTTGCACAACAGCCAGCACACGCACACCGTCCAGTTTGCATTCCAGGCGTTTGATGCCTTTCAACTTCTTGGGCTGGTCTGTTGAATCTTGTGCTAACTGACAAGTGAACACGGGAATTTTCCACTCTGTTTTGCCCAGCACTTTGTTCAAGGTCTTTTCGCTGATGCCGCATCGCAAGTCTTTGATCAACACACGTCTGCAGAGATTGTTCCACTCCAAACTGTCAAAGCGTTTCATTGTTTCCAAGATAGCATCACGGGCACGGTGTCCTGAGAATGACCGTGTACGCAGACCTTCCAGCAGTCCCCAAAACACAGGCCAGGGATTTTCCGCATGCTCGATGCCTTCGCTTTCGGGTATCTGCTTGACATGGAATGTGTAGTAAGGATTATATGCTTGGTAGCAGTTGAACAGGAAACACTGCGCATTGGCACTGCCCAGTTTTGCAGCCATTAGTGCTTTTTCAATTACACGTTCTTTGTGCAGTCGGCTGTCAGAACTTTCAAGGTCCCTTATCCAATCAGCCGCCACAGGGACACCGTTGAATTGTTTGTGTGAGAAGTCAATGCCATTCATATATTTACGTGGTTACCATGAACTGTTATAGAATACTTTCAACCCCAAAAACATTTCTGCACGGGCTTCCTGGATGAATTTTAGATCACTGGGCTTGTAGTAATCATCAGCACTGTCGCCAAAGAAAAACCCTGACGTTGCGGGCAGTCGATCATTTTGTATTGCATACTCCAATTCATCCAAGTCCTCATACGTGAGTTCTAGTTCAATGCCATTGAAGTTGTCTGTTTCACGTAGTGCATTGCCTTCACGTGTTAGCCACAGTTTGGCCATCCAGCCATGCAGATTGGGATGTTTACGCCAGTAAGCAATTTGCCGTGGCCGGTTGACATTGGGGTTGACCATTTGGCCAGTGTCCTGGTCGTACTCAGCGCCTTCATAAAACTCGTCTTGCTGGCCTGCCTTGGCGGCACAGTATGCATACATGTCAAGACCCATTTGTTACTCCTCTTGCTCGGTACTCTCTGCGGAGCCACCATTTGTACTTTTCAAAATATTCTGCTGACAGGTACCGGGGGTTGTTGCCTGTCCATGCCGACACTTCATCACAATGCTCTTGCCACATTACTTGGCACCAGCGTCGAAATGTCATGCTGCCTCCAGCATGTTAGCAGGAACACGCCACAGCATGGCACCGTCGTTGACTGTGACATACTTGATGGCAACCTTGGTGACTGTGCCAGTTACTGTGACACCACGTTTGGTGCTGTGAAACTTAACTGTGTCACCTCGGGTGAATGTGCGAATTTTTTCTTTGCGAAGTTGAGCACGAGCATATTGCACCGCGTCAACAATGCTGTTGAGTTGCTCGTTGGTAAAATTGCTGAACATGATAGAAGTGTTGACTTCTTGGATTGTTGCGTATGTCATCTCAGGCTCCTTTTGTTACAATATGTCCATATTATAATATTTTGGCAATTATTGGTCAACCGCCGCAAATGTAATACTTGTGTATTACTTTAGATACACTGCAAAAGTTCGAGCATGTTTCTTCAAACATGTTCCTCGTTGAGAGTCATATCTCGGTCCGCGATAGCGTATTCTAATGCGTATGCCATTGGCTTTGTAATGGGCACGAACCTGTTCAATGGCTGCAATGGGGTGACCTTTGCTTAAACTACATTCCATTTTTACATACTCCAGAAAGTTTCACTTGATGGCGAGCAGAAACGGGGGGTATTGACATCTTCCTGGTACTCTTGCCCTGTCATGAGATTGGTGCGAGTTACCAGACGGGGTTTGTAGTGCCGGATGTCCACAATGCTGAGTTGGTCCACCCCCCAACCTGCTTTGCGGCACAAGCGTGTGCGTGTGGCACGGGCGGCACCGAAAGTTTTGTATGCACGGGTTTTGTTGGGACCATCTGTGACAATAAGTCCAGTACCTCTAGAAACAATGTAATACATGTTGGCTCCTTTTTTGTTACTCTATGCCTATATTATAGCAAAACGGGCATTTCTGGTCAACCAACAAAAAGTAGTACTTGAGTATTACACTAAGGCTCGTGCTTCAGCGGGTGTGTATTCACTGTCACTCAGTGTGGCCTGTGGTGGCACTGCATTGGGCAGGCTGGGTACTGCATTGTCAATTTTCAAGTTCACTGCATTGATGCCTGAGGTGTTGCGTCCTTCACGTAGAGCACCAACCATGGCTTGACCATATTGGTTGGCAGTGTTGGCTATGCTTTCTAAAAACTGTGCTGCCATGCCTTCTTGTGTTTCTTGACCATAACCAGCCAAGGAGGGAATAAAAGCAGTGATAGGCAATTGTGCACCGGCGGTGAGTGTGGCATAGTCAATTGCAGCCAATGTTTGAAACGTGTCTTCATTGGCACTGTGAACAGTCATGGCAGTCCAGGCTGTGTTCAATGTGGCAGTGGTTGTGGCACCCATGGCTGAAATCACTGTGCCAATTTCAGCATTGGCTGTTGTGATCAATGCAGCCAATGCCGCATCATATGTGGCATATACGCCTGCGGCTGGTCCTGAGGGTATGGTAATGGTTGGTGGCACACCAAAGACACCAGTAAGCAAACTTACCATTTGTGCATAAACGCTGGTGAGACTGGTCAAAGTACCAGATGAGATCAATGTAGACATTGTGCTGTTGACTGTGGTCAGATAATCATTGTACGGGATGCCAGCCGCTGATCCAAAAAAGTCTGTGGTTACAAATGTACCGTTGGGTCCTGATCCTTTGGCCAACTGAGTAAGATAGTATGTGGGCACTGCGGCTGGCACAGGTGTTGTGGATGGGCCATTGATCAAGTCAAGCCCTTTGAGTGTGCCTAGTTTTTTTGTGTAGGCTGCTGTTTCGGCTGCGGTTTGTGAGAGTGTGGTCATTGCAGTATTGCCGCCAGTTGTTGTGTGGTGGTACCACGTATGCCCTTGACCTGTTGATAGGCAATCTGCAGTGCTCGATTGGCCTGTGCCTGTGCTGATGGAATGACCTTGGCCAGGTCATCACAGCCCTTGGGGGTTACAGTGCCAGAATTCAATATGGGTTCAATGGCAGAATTTACACTGCCATCGGTGTTGTAGATCAACACAGGACCATTGGGAGTGGGCAGGGTCAAACTGCTGAAACTTGTGGGATATATTTGCACAGGATTCAACAGATCTGCCATGCTCACAATGTTGGGTGTGGTGCAATCCAAGATTGACAGCACTTCGGTCAAGCAATCACCTGTGACATTGACCAAGGCTGGATAGGCTGCTTTTTGCAGCGTATCAAATTGATTAGTAGTCAACCCATTGGGATTAAACAAACTTCGAACATTGTTGTTTACTAAGTCAGCAATGTTTTGATCAGACAGTCCTTGTGCTTGCAATGCTGTGGTCACACACGGTGTGGATCCATTCAGCATGTTGCCAGCCTCGGCTAAATTTTGCAACAAACTGGCCGGTGTTCCAAGTTGTTCCACCCGTGAAAATTTCACAGCCGAACCAAGATTGGCCAAATCAGCACCAAATGCTGGAAAGGCCAAGTTGACTTTGCCTATGTCGCCAGATATCAAATTGTCCATGCCGCTGTAAGTTGGACCAAGAAAGTCATCACTGTTGACATTGACGGCACTGTTGATTATGCCATTGGTAAGACTGATATAACCTTGTGCCGCGCCAAACGCCTGTGCAAACTTTCCAAAATCACCTGAGCCTAGATAAGTGCTGGCTGATGTGGTTATGCTGGTAACATAACCTGCATTGCCCACAGTCAACGCAACATTACTGGGCACACTATCACCCAGGGCAGGACAAAAGTTAGCACTCACATTGGCACCTATGCTTTTGAGATTTGCCAGTGTGCCAGCGGCTATTCCAAGGCTAACATTGCCAGTGGCCAAACTGATGGCAGTCAACAAATTGGTAATTGGTGCCAATGCATTGTAAGCAGCCACATTGGTAGTCAACACTGCGTTGGTAGCGATGGCATTGCCAGAATACATGCCCACTCCGGCCCATAATTGCAGTGGTGTTGCTACTGAATCTACCATTATGCTGCCCTCACTGACGCAGATCCTGCTGTGCGTGGATGACCGCAGGTGTCTGAATCACCATCACGTATCACAGGTCGTCCGCCAGCACGTACTGAACCTGACCCACCTGCGGTCACTGCTGAACAATGGATGCCGCAACCTGGGCTTCCGCAACAGGGATGTGGGGTAACTGAAATACCAGGCACAACTATAAGGCGTCCATTCACACGCACCGAGCCCACACCCGAAGTGTTGATGCCTCCTGATGAGTTTGGATCGCCTTTTCGTTGTACTGCTGGCATGTTATCCCATTAAGATTTTACTGCGCACAGGTTTGATACCTGTTGTGGCTTCCAAATAACTGTCCCCAACGTCTTCACGCACTGGAGCAATCATGGCCACGCTGGATATATTTACCGTGACTTCTGCCTCAGGATCGGCTGTAAACAGCGAATTCATCAGTTGTATACCTTGCTGTCCGGGCACCACTGCCACGGGCTTGCTCAGTGTGTAAGTACTGCTGTCTAATGCTGTGATTTTTGCCACTATCTCTTCACCATAGCCCATGCGCATGGTGTATGTTTTTCCTACTTCAACCATTGAGTTTCTTTCTAAGTTCATTAAACCCACCCACATACTCTTCATCCAAGAAGATTTGTGGCACTGATCTAGCAGTTGGTACTGCTTCTAATAATTGTTCACGTGTCCAGTCTTGACTGATATTGCGTACTTCATATTCAATGCCTCGACTTTCCAACAGGCTTTTGGCCTGTTCGCAGAAGGCGCATTGGTCCCGGGACCATACTATTGCTTTCATTTTGTTTTTCCTTGTTGTGGTGTGTGATATGTTTTTGCAAAGATATCAGTTTTGACAACTCCGTAGTCGCCGGGACCGTGCTTGACAATATAGTCGTTGCCTTGAGTGTACTCTAGATTGCCCCAACTAGCCCGAACAGTACCATCATGGTCAGCCAGTTTGGCAGTCTTCATAATC